GGGGGCCAGCTGATACAGGTCGGCGTAAGCGTTCATCGCGTACAGCAGGTCATCCAGCGCCACCTGCAGCGCGTGCTGGATGCTTTTTACGGTGGAGTAGCTGCGCTGCTTGCTTGCCATGATCTCGGTGGCGGTCTTGTCCACGTTCTGGGGGTCGCTCAGGGTGCCATAGGCAAGGCCGCACTGGAACTCAATGCGTTTCAAGATTCCGTCCAGCCCGCGCAGATAGGCTTCATCCCGCAGGGCGGGCGCAAACACATTGAATAGCGTGCGGTCCGCCACATTGCCGGTCATGCAGCCGCGGTACAGCCGCCCGCTGCGCTGGTCCATCTGGAACCCACCGTCCCCGGTGGGGCGCAGGGCCGCAGCGTCCACATCAATGGCAAGCTGGCCGCCCTCGTACTCCCACAACAGGCGGCCAAACTGTTCGTCTGCATCGTGGATGGTATCCACAGCGGGAGCATAAACGCTGGCCCCCAGCGGGCTGTGCCGGTCATTGCGGTTGGCAAGGGGAATGCGGAAGTAGGCGAACAGCGGCCGCTCCACCTCAATGCGCACCTCCGGCGTAATGTCGGCCCACTCCGGCACATCGGCCAGCGGGATCTCCTGCCCCAGGCTGGCCGTGCTGGAACTGGCAAACGCTTTGTTCTGGATGGTCTGCACCCCGGCGGCGTATTCGTGCCGCTCCAGGCGGGTGTAGATCGTGTTTTTGCGCTTGAGCTGCTCGGAGAAGATCGCCCCGGTCAGGCGGCCGGTGGTGTCAAAGGTGGTGGGGAAAAAGCAGTCCCCCTGCACCACATCCACCAGCAGCCGGTCACCGGAAACATAGGGCTTGAACACTGCCCCGCCCAGTGCGCAGGCAATCTCGGTGTAGTTGGGCAGCTTGTCCAGAAACGGGGCCAGCTGCTCTGCCAGATAGTCCGCCCGCGGGGAGCCGGACAGGCTGACTTCCAGCTCCATGGTAACCAGCCGGGCAAACTCCCGCGCCACGCTGGCCGCAATGTGCAGGCTGTGCAGGTCGTTTTTGGCCGTGCACCAGGGGCCGCCCGTCTCGTACATCTGGGCCCACAGGGCAAGGGCATTTTCCATCTGGCCGGACAGGATAATGTCATTTGCGCCGGGGGCATCGCCAAACAGCGTGCCGATCTGGGCACGCAGCCAGCGCAAAAGCTTTTGGAACATCTTCACTTCCTCCAATCCGCCCAGCGGTATTCGCGGGCCAGCACGGTATAACAAAAATAACGGATGTCGTCCATGGCGTGGTCGTTCTCCTTGATGACGGCATCCTGCGGGGCCTTGTCGTCCCAGCAGTAGGTTTTGAACTCCCGAAGGGCATCTGTGCAGCTTTCGTGGATCTGCACCCGCCCGGCTTGCAGCAAGCTGGCCGTGACCCGGATGCCGTCCAGCACATCGTTGGCGGCAGCCCGCACCATGTACCGCCCATGGCGGCGAATGGTCTCAATAAAGGACGCGGCGGAGGGGTCCACCACCACTTCCTGCACATAGTAACCGCGGGTCAGCTCTTCCAGCGCGGTGTAATGTTCTTCATCGGTGCGCTGGTGCTGGACCTCGCGGGAGTTGTAGTAACTTTCCTTGATGCGCACTGCCCGGTTGGCCTGCACGCACCACAGCCCCATGCTGCACGGGTTGTGGGTGCCGTAGTCGATCGAGACAAAAAAGCGGCCGTCCATCCCGGCGGTCGGCCCGCGCAGCAGGTAGGCATCCGGATTGGCTGCCACAAAGGGATAAACCAGACCTTCGGCCACCACCCAGCGCCCGCGGATGTACCGCTCATAAAACACGCCGGTGTACTGCGCCCGGTACCGCGCCTTGATCGGCTCGGACAAGCTCAGGTTGTCATCCATCGTAAAGTGCAGGTACAGCAGGTTCTTGGCGCGGGCCTGCAAAATCCAGCTTTTGTAGAACCAGTGCTCCGGTCCCTCCGGGTTGCAGTTGAACCAGAACTTGGAACCGTCCACAGAACAGCGGGCGGTGGCCTGGTTTACAAAGCTTTCCGGCATCAGGGCAACTTCGTCAAACAGCGCGCCCGCCAGTGTAATGCCCTGGATCAGGTCCTGGCTGCCCTCGTCCTTGCCGCCGAACAGGTAGTAATAGTTGGTCACGGTCCCGCGGGTCACGATCAACAGATTGTCACCCCGGCGCTCGGCGGCAGTGTAGCCGCGGGCGGTCAGCATCTGCTTGAGCACCCCCACCACGTTGCGCCGCAGGCTGGCAATGGTTTTGCCGCACAGGGCAAAGTTCTGGCCGTTAAAGCGCGCCATGCCCCACAGCACAAAACTGAGGGAGAGCGAAACGGTTTTGCCGGAGCGGATGGACCCGTCCGCGATCAGCCCGTCCGCCGCCTGCATGGGGGAGGTGCTGCACCACCAGGTCAGTACCTGCTTTTGGCGGCGGCTGAACGGCCGGAACCGGAACGCGGCAGGCTTAACCGGGTTCATCCGCACCATCCTTCCAGGCTGCGGGCGCCTGCTGCTGCATTGCGGTCAAAAAGCCGTCATCAGTGGGCGGGGGCGGTGCTTCGGCGGGTTTGTCGTTCCAGCCAAAGTTGCAGCGCAGGCTGAACTGCGCGCCGTTGGTGCCGTCCCGGTCAAACAGGCGTTCTTCGGCGTATGCTTCGCACTGGGCCTTCGCGCGCGTAATCGTGGTGCAAAATTCCTTTTTGCCCTGGTAGGCGTTCAGGTCCCGGCGGCAGGAAAACCCCAGCGCCAGGGCCAGCCCGCTTACCGTCGGCGGTTTGGCATCCACAATAATGGGCAGGCCGTATTTGTCCTGGAACGGCTCGCCGGTATCCGGGTTCATCAGGGGGTGCCCCTTGCAGGCGGTGAAATAGGCATCAATTTTGCCTTGGATCTCTTCCACGCTCTTGTACTTCGGGGGCCGCCCGACCGGGTTGCGTTTGTATGCCATGTTTCACCGCCTTTCTGCAATAAAATACCCCGCCGGGTTGGGGCGGGGTGGAATATTAAAGAACCCCGGCACGCACGGGCAAAAGGAAAGAGAGTAAAATGTGTGAGCCTTTGCCGGGTGCCGGGGAGTGGGGCCGCACAAGGGCCTTGCACCCTTGCTGTGCCGTTGCTTGGGAACACAGCGCCCCTGCCAAAGGGCCGGCTGTGCGGCATAAAAACAGCCAGACGGGAGCAAGACCGTCTGGCTGAAATGGGGAGGATAAAATGACAATACAAAAGCCGTAAGGACGTTTTGGGTTCCTTACGGCTTTTGATGATAGGATTATAGCATGTTTATTGGGGGTCTGTGAGGGTCAATTCTTTGGTTTCTCTGCGGCAAAAAGATATCCGATTAAGAACGTAATGATGGTTTTGGCCATGTCAAGAGCTGAAGAAAGAACGCTACTGGTTTGGCCACCTAAATTGATGACAATCGTATCTACAACATAGAAAAGGGCAAATGCAGCCAAACAACAACATAAAAGGATGAACGCGTTATCTTTGAGGTGGATTTCTTGCTCAGCCTTTTTGGTCTTGACCGACTTTTCCATTTTTTCGACGTCCTCTTTAGGTAACTCCGTGGTCAAATCAGAATGCTGATATGCCTCGTAAGGAAAAATTTCTTGCTCAGAGGTTGGAAGCTTAATAGTTTGCGAATCATGAAGAGAACCACCTGTAATGAGCGGAGTAGTTGAATTAGGCAAGAGTTTCCTCCTTAATAGAATCTATATCAAGCAAAAGTTCATGTTTGGAATGTGCCTGATTCCAAGCGGTTCCTTTCTGATAGGTAAGGCCTGACAGTTGAATTCCATTTAAGTGCTTATATTTATCCCAGACACTTTTGATAGTATTAACAACGCATTGTGCGCCTATAGCTGCTTTTGAAATAACACTTACACTGCCATCAGCATTTTTTGCAAATTTGGTAATTGGCTGGTCGCAAAAAGATTTGAATTCACTGTAAACACTGGGTAACACAGGACCAGACGGCCAAGCTTCAAAGCGTTCGGAGAATAGAAGTTCATCTGTCTCTTTTAAGTAATCACGATAAACAAAATAGAGAAGTTTCTGTAGTTTCATTGGACTTACAGGAATATTTTCCTCAAAAGATAACTGTAAAATAGAATTACAAACGGCTTGTGCAGGTATTGGTAAAACACCTCCCATATTACAACCTCCTTTTTTCTATATTATAATTGTTTTTGGATGACAATTCAAGGTGATTGAAAAATACATAAGATAGAACTTTTATGCCTCCTCCTAACCCACCGGTATTCCAGGTGCATCTCCACTGCGATCTGTTCAAAGTGCTGGCCAAGCAGGTATTTTCTGCGCAAAATTTCCTGATCGCGGGCATCGGTGATTTGATTGATGATTGTGATGATGTCGCGGCGGGTATCTGCACAGATGGCAATCTGGCGTTCCAGCTCTTGCTGCGCCTGAATGATGCGCTCCACAGCACGGGGGATGCCCTGCCCATCCGGGGTGCCGGTAGGCATGGCGGAAAGAAGCGGCGTGACGCGGCAAGCCTGGCTGCGCAGTGTGAGCAGCTCCTGCTCAAGCTCACGCTCCTGACGCAGGCTTTGCTGGTAGCGCTGGAGATACTGGACTTTCTCGTTATAGGTCAATCGGCATCACCTCCATGCGTGTGATCCATGTAGATCTTCGGTTCGTCGTCCTCGTCCAGGTGGGCGGCGGCTTTTCCGGCGCAGAGCCCGGCGGTGTAGGCGGCGGCCAGCAGCGCGGCCAGAACGGCGCTGCCGATAATC